GATACAGAATCAGAAAAAGACTCTCAAGAAGACTTGGCGAGTTGATGAATGGAAAAGGAGGAAAGAGCATTTTGGATTTTTTGGGATGCACACAGGACCAACTCCGCTCGCACATCGAATCGCAGTTTTATCGCGGCATGAATTGGGGAAACTACGGCACAAAATGGCACGTTGACCACATTCTCCCGTGTGCTTGTTTCGATCACTCAGATCAAAATCAGGTCGCCGCTTGCTGGCATTGGACCAATTTACGACCGCTATGCGCCAAGAAAAATGCCGCGAAAAAAGACAGGATAACCCACCCGCAGATGAATCTCAGACTACAACTTTGTGCCTAAGCGAACCTTTAGAGACCTTGAGAAACTGCACGGTGTAACCCGCGATCAATTAAATGCGGCGAAGTCAAAAGGCGTGAACATATGGGACGATGCGGAGTGCGCGAGGTACCTTGGAACGCGCCGCCACAAGATCAAGCCCGACGCGAAGATCCCGCCCAAAGATCCCGCCGTCACCGCGGCGACCATCGAGGAAATGCGGAATGCCTTGGCCGTTGCGATTGATTACGAAACCGTCAAGATCCTCACGGAGAAAATCAAGGGACTCCAAAACGCCGCCAAGCTCCAGCGGGAGTTGCGCGACCTGATTCCTATTGCCGAGGTGGAAGAGCGGGACATCCGGATCGGAGCCGTGGTCAAGGCCGGCATGCTGAAACTCTGCAATGACTCCGCGCCAATGGCTGAAGGGTTGGGAGCGGCGGCAATCCACAAGATTTTGATGGATCAAGGCCACCAGGTGTTGGCTATGATGTCCGACGAGCAATCCGATTTTTGGAAACAATTCGCATGAGTAGCGCCTTCCGAACCGCCGTTCGCCCGCCGTCCCGGTTGAGTCCTTGGGCATGGGCGGCGGAAAATGTGCGCGTCTCCAATTCCGAACGCTCACCAAAATTTGACCCGGCGCAAACGCCATGGTGGAAGGCACCGATGGACTGCGCGGCGGATTACGACACGCGGCAAGTGGTGATCGTCGCTCCGACCGGCTCGGGAAAATCCACTCTTGCCGAAGCCCTTGTTCCTTATGTTGTCAGTGAGAATCCCGGCCCGTTTCTTTACGCATCGCAGACGGATTCCGACGCTCGTTTTTGGGCGGAAACCAGGCTCAAGCCCGCGCTGAAATCCTGTGCATCACTGGCTCCGCTATGGCCGAAGGACCGCCACGCCAGCCGGAAGCTCGAAATCATATTTCCCCACATGCCGCTCATCATGGGGGGCGCGAACATCTCCAACTTTCAGGAGAAGTCTGTCCGCTGGCTTTACGGTGACGAGGTTTGGGCATGGGACGCTGGGCTTGTTCGTGAGTTTTTGGCCCGCCACCACAACCGCTGGAACCGCAAGGTTTTTCTCGTTTCACAGGGGGGCGTTGTTGATGGTGAATTCCATCTTGAATGGAAAAAAACCGATCAAGCCGAGTTTTCGTGGAGGTGCGAATGCGGCGACGCGCAGCCGTTCTCTTTCGAGTGGATCAAATTTGATACAGTCACCCGTGATGACGGCAGCATTGATGACCAGGCTACATCGGAAACCGCCCGCCTGCGCTGCCGAGGATGTGCAAAGGAATACGCCGATGATGTTCAAACCCGGCGCATGCTGGCATCCTCCAATATGGACAACGGCGGGCTGGGCTACATCTCCACGAATCCCATTGGCCTGCGTGATTGCCGGGGATTCCACGTTGATTCGTTGGCGATCTGGTGGATACCGTGGTCGCAGGAGGTGCTTGAATTTCTAGAGGCATCACGACTCGCCAAGCAGGGAGTGACGGATAAGCTGCGGCAGTGGAGGCAAAAGCGCCGCGCTCAATTTTGGTCTGACGATATGGCGGATTCGGAAATCCTCATCACGCGGAACGGCTTCACGAAGATGGACCACGAAGACGGCGGGCCGATAGAAAACGAGGTGCGCCGTTTTGCCACGATTGACGCAGGCGGCGACCACTACTGGCTGATGATTACGGCGTGGAGGCAGGGCGGAAGCTGCCGCGTGCTTTGGGAGGGATATGTTCCGAGCGACGGGCGCGACGAAACGGACCTTGCCGGGATCGTCAACCGCTACAAGGTGCAGCCATCACATACCTTCATCGACATCGGTTACGAACAAGACCGGATTCTCGACCTTTGCGTCAAACACGGATGGACCGGCATCAAAGGGGAGGGCAACAAGCGGTTTTTCCATCACCGGAACGCAGCGGGAAAGACCGTCGAAAAACTTTATTCGCCGGTCAAACGCGCCCGCGCCAAATCAGGCGGGGTGGCTCGCTTTATTTTCCTCGCGTCCAACCCGATCAAGGATGTTCTCGCCCGCATGATGCAGGCAGGGGATCAAATCGAGATACCCGCCGACGTTTCCAAACCGTTTGAAAACCACATGAAGTGCGAACGGCGCACGGTGGAGAAACACCCGAAGACCGGCGAGGAAAAATCCGTCTGGATTCGCCCCGGCTCCAAGGCAAACCACCTTTGGGATTGTCTCTGCTATGCCGTCGCCGCCGCGCTGGCATTCAGGGTTTTTGATGACAGTGGGGAATGACCGTGCTATGGGTTTTGAGCAATGCAAGAAATCATCCAAACATCGCCGGTCATTCTCGTTATTATCGGACTGCTGCTTTTCGCCTTTGCGGTAATCATGCAGCCGATATTCATCTGGATTATCTGTGCCCGTTTGAAGCGGACAAACCAACTTCTTGCCAAGATGGAAACCAAGATCGGGCTAAAGCCTCCGGTGCGATAGGCGCGATTTGACATTCGCCCGGTGGCGGCGACTCCCTGCGTGTGAACGTCGCCAGCCTTGGGAATACCATTTACGCCGCCGTCAAGTGTGACGCGCAGGCAAGCGCCGCAGTCAGGCGAGAATTCGCGGCCCTGGCGCTTTCGATTGCCACGGACCCGAACGCATCTGCCCGCGTGACGAGCGCGACGGTGAACGGGCAGACGTTTTCCGCGCAGGCCACCATGACGAACGGCCAACGGTTGCAGGTTTTGCGGTGGGTTGTCGCGTGTCTCGACAATCAGTCCCCGATTTCCAGCACGCAGCTCACCACGTTCTGACCATGGCAACCTCATCCATCATTCTGGATCACACGGGGCAACCCTACACCTTTGCGCATGCGGCGGATCGCTCGCCGCGTCGTGGTCCGCAATTCGCCACGCGCAACGATGATATTGATCGGCTGATACCATCCGGCGACCGCAGGACGCTTTGCAGTCTGAGTAATCGGTTGTTCATGAACATGGGTGTCCCCAAGGCATGCATCCTTCAAAAAGCGGATTACGCCGTTGGGGAGGCATGGCTGCCGTCTTATATCGGGCAAGACAAGGAAACCGGCAAGGCAATTGCCAAGTTCATGTCGGACGTATGGCTTCCGCAATGCGACACACGCGGCGGGATTTTCGACTGGTGGAAAATCCTTGAACTGTCATCCGTCGCCATTGACCGCGATGGTGAGATTTTCTGGCTGTTCATCAAAGGTGCGGACGGATTTCCCCGCATCCAGTTGATTCCCTCCCATCGCTGCTATTTTAACGCCTCGTCAAAGACCGTGGATTCCGGCCCGTTCAAGGGATACCGCATCAATGACGGGATCATTTATTTCAAGAGCGGCAGGCCAGCCGTCTATCGCTTCAATGTCGGCAGCGATGGAAACGAGGTTTTTCAAGACATCCCGGCAGCGGATGTGATTCATCTTTTTGACCCTACGCACTGCGAGCAGGGGCGCGGATTACCAGCATTTACCCACGCGCTGGAATCGTTGAAAATGTCGCTATTCTCCACCGAGGACGAGCGCATCCGCCAGCAAATCATTTCCCGCTTGCACCTCACTGTTTTCAACGACACCGGCGCACCCGACCTGGATGACCCCGCTACCGAATTGGACCGGACCACGGCAGAGGGTTTGGCGGGCTTCTCATCGAAAGCGTTCCCCGGCGGTGTCATGTATCTTCCCGCCGATGGCAATCAGCGCATCGAGCAAATCAAGCACGACAACCCCGGTCCGATTTGGGATGCGTTCCAAGACAGGATCGTTCGTGATGCCGTGATTTCCGTGTGGTCTTATTCCGTTTGGAAAGGCGCGGGCCAAGGCACGGCCGAGCGTGCCGAGGTCATGAAATGCCGCCGCTTTGTGACCAAGCGCCAAGGTCAACTTTGGTATGCTGCAAAACGAGCCTTCTCTTGGGCATACAGTATTTTTGCCGAACAAGGGCGCTTTGCACCGCTCAAGAACCCGACCGCATGGAGCTTCAGCTATCCGCCGCGCCTAACGGTGGACGATGGCCGCGAGTCCAAGATGGAACTCGACGAGCTTGTCACTGGGTCGCGCAACATGGATGAGGTGTTGGCGGCGCGTGGTCTTACCGAAGACGAATTTTATGACCGCCGCGCCCGCTCCGTGTGGATGCGGAAATGGAAGGCGGAATCCATCGCAGCGGAACTCAATCAAAAATACGGTGCGGAAATCAAAGTAGAGGCCCGCGAAATGTTCATGCAAACCGCCAATGAAATGGGCAATTCGGAGTCCCCGGACGCACCCGCTCAAGGCGGTCAACCATCCACCCAAGACGACAATGAAGATCCTCCAGATTGAAAACAAAACCGGCAAGCTCCGGTTGAATGAAGCCGTTTCCCGGCCTGCCATCGAGCGCATGATTGATGAGATCGGCAAGCTCTTCGGAGCAACCGCCGCCGCATCCGGGGCCGACTTTGGCGTCATCATGAATGCTGCCGAAAACGCCGTGGACACGCTTGAAATCGAAATCAATTCCCCAGGCGGAAGCGTTTTCGACGGCTACACCATTTACAACGAAATCAAGAGCCTGCGCGAGCGCGGTGTCGAAGTGACTGCCACGATTACCGGCATGGCGGCATCCATGGCATCCGTCATTGCGATGGCATGCAACACCGTCCGCATGGTTCCTCACGCCCGCATGATGATTCATGAGGCCAGCAACTACGTCGCCGGGAATGCCGAACAACTCCGCAAGGCCGCTGACCTGCTTGACGGGATTTCCGCCGACATCGCCGCCATTTACGCGGGCAAGACCGGCAAAGACATCGAGGACATCCGTGCCATGATGAAAAAGGAAACATGGATGAGTGCCAAGGATGCCGTCGCCGCTGGCTTCGCTGACGAAATTTTTGACATTCGCGCCACAACCCCGATTTCCCCTGACATGAGCTTGCTCGCCAAACTATTCCCCGGAAAGAACGAATCTGAAATCGAAGCATTGCTTGCCGATGCCGATTCGCTCCGCAACGACATCACCAACGCGCAAGCGACGATTGAGTCTCTCCAATCCGACATCACCGCCAAGGATCAAACCATTGCGGAGAACATCGCCAAGATTGCGGAACTCACCGAATCGCATGAAGCGATTTCCGGCGAGCTTGCCACCGCTAACACCGCACTGGAAACCGCCACTGCTGAACTCGCGGAAAAGGACAAGGCGATTGCCGAGGCCAAGGAATCCGCAGGCAAGGAGGCCACTCAAATCCTCGCCAGCATCGGCCAGCCGGAACCGCTAGCGGTCGATCCTACGGAAAAACCAAAAGCAAAAACCCTTACCCGTGCGGAATTCAATGCGCTAAAGCCTAGCGAAAAGTCCGCTTTCAGTCTCGCAGGCGGGAAAATCACCGACTGATTTTATGGCAGCCAAACGCAAAAACGAATCTGAAACGGAAGAAACGGCACCCTTGCCGGATATTCTAACCGTATCAGAGCACGATAAACTTTCTGACGATGAAAAGCAGGCATTTCGCGCCCGCAACGGCACCGTCACCAACGATCCCAACTAAACCAATCACCACCAACTAAACTACCATCATGGCTAATACCCTCTCCAACCTCATCCCGGATGTCTATTCGGCACTCGACGTTGTTTCCCGCGAACTCGTCGGAGCCATCCCTGGCGTGACCCGTGACCCTAAGTCCGACCGCATCGCCACCAACCAGACGATCCGCGTTCCGCAGACTCCCACCAATACCACCGCGACTTATACGCCTTCCATGGCTGTCCCGTCCGCGATTGACCAAACCATCGCCAATGCCTCGCTGACTCTCAGCAAGAACAAATACGCCGGTTTTTCATGGACCGGAGAAGAAGAGTATGCGGTGGATCAAGGTCCGGGAATTCTGACCATTCGCCAGCAACAAATCGCCCAAGCGTTCCGCGCTCTCGTCAACGAGATGGAAAACGACGTTTGCGATGCGCTGGCTCAAAACGCCTCCCGCGCTTACGGCACTGCCGGAACCACTCCGTTTGCCTCCACTCTTGGAGATTCGGCACAAGTCCGCAAGATCCTCGACGACAATGGTGCGCCCGCCAGCGGTCGCTCGCTTGTTCTCAACACCTCAGCAGGCGCGAACCTCCGCACGCTTGGCCAACTCACGAAGGCCAACGAAGCCGGAACCAGCATGACCCTCCGCGATGGTGAGTTGCTGAACATGCACGGGTTCAGTATCCGCGAGTCTGCTCAAATCAATGACGCGACAGCCGGAACCGGAGCCAGCTACCAACTTAACGGAGCACACACCGCAGGTGCTACCACCATCACGGTTGACACCGGCAGCGGCACGATCCTTGCGGGCGACGTTGTGACGATCAATTCCGTGAAGTATGTGGTCATCACCGCTCTGTCTTCGGGCAGCTTCACGATTGCCGCGCCGGGTCTGCTGACCGCTCTCAGCGACAATACCGCCGTCACGGTGAACGCCACCAGCTCGCGCAACCTGGCTTTCAGTTCCGACGCCATTGTCCTTGCTACCCGCCTTCCGGTTTTCCCAAGCCAAGGCGATCTGGCGATTGACAACGAAGTCATCACCGATCCGCGCACCGGAATCAGCTTTGATCTCCGCGTGTATCCTGGCGACGGCATGGTTCTCTACCGCATCCATGCTCTTTGGGGCTTTAAGGTTCTCAAGCCTGCCCACGCCGCAGTTTTGCTCGGTTAATTCGCGTTGTGTGTTTCATGGCAGCCGCCGCTCTGGAAAGTTCCGGGGCGGCGGTTTTGTTTTGGATTTGGACGCTTTGACTTTCGCGCCAGAGGAAGGATGACGGGCGCATGTCCATCGTCTCTACCTTTGTCCGCAGCATGGCGGAACAAGCGTTTCCCATGATTGGCGAGGAAACCGTCACCATCGGTGCCACATCGCTCTCCTGCGTGCTGGCTGAAGTTGACGATTCCAAGGATTTTTCCAGCGGCGGATTTGAGGTTTCCAAGACCTTGACGGCGGTCTGCCGCACCGCGGACATGCCGGCCCCTTCCATCCTCAAGAAGACCGCCACCGCCCGCGGCCTCACGTTCCGCGTGGAAGGCGTCCGCAAGGGCGCGGACTTCACCACCATCACCTTGGAACAGGTGGAAAAAGCATGATCACGGCATCCATCGACCGCCCCAAGTTGGAAAAAAGCCTGCGCAGGTTTGCCAAGGATTTTGGCGAAACCAACGGACAGGCCGTCGCCCGATGGTGCGTGCAAACGTGCCGCGAACTCGCTGGAGAAACGCAGGTTTTCGGAAAGACCGCTGCTGCAAAGAAAAAGCAGTGGAACAGCATCGAAGCGGGTATCCACTCGGTTTTGAACGTGGTGGCAGACAC